AACATAGGTAAAGCCAAAGAAGTTTCTAAATCGTCAAAGGATATGTAATGGCTACACAAACTAATAGCCAATTAATTGTATCTACACAGCAAGTTGCTAGCTCCGATAGAGTAAATATAGTAGCGTCGGCTACTAATGACGGTCGCCCTGTAACTACACAAAATCCTCTCCCCGTAACTAATATCACAAACGTCCCAATCGCAGCGGGGTTACTAGAAGGTTATAGTGCTGTTCATAAGTTTGGTATAGTAAAGGGAACTGCTACAGCAGGCTGGAATACTGTATGGACAGGAGCTGAAGAAACTGCAACCGTTCTCTATCCTTGGCCTGTAATTGGCGATGCAAGTGTTGTTACTGTAGTTTCTAGCTCTGCAAGTGATGTTACGGCAGTTACTTTACAGGGCTTAGACTCTAATTATGATTTCCAGGAAGAAACAATTACTTTAACTGGAGTAGTTCCAGCAACAGGTACTAAAGTATGGCATAGAGTTAATCGTGCTTTTATGGTAACTCAAACTAATGTTGGAAAGATTACTGTACGTAATGCAAATAGTGTAGCTATTACTTTTATTAAGGAAGCTAGAGGCCAAACCTTACAGTCATTGTATACAATTCCAGGAGGCTGCACTGGATTTTTAAACACTATGCAGATGGTGGCAAGTAAAGCCCAGACTGCCGAAGTATCAATGTTTGCTCGGCCCCTTGGAGGAGCTTTCCGAGTAGTCGGTGGAAGTGTACTATATCAAATGGACCATACTATAGAATACAGCTCCCCCGTGGTATTAACAGAAAAGACAGATATAGATGTACGAGTTATTGGTACTTCAAATGCCGATATATCCTGCTCGTTTGATTTACTAATAGTATCTAATGCAGTACTTAATTCTTAAACTGGAGCCCTAGATGGCATTACAACTAAGCAGGTTAGATATAATAGGAGAAAGCTTATTAGAGTATCATCCTGATAATAGATATATCAAGCTCCCAGTAGCCCCTTATTTGGAACTGCTGGGGATTGAACCTCTCCCTTCTCAAGTGGCTCTAATTAATGCTGTAAATAATCCTAAATATAGATTTATTTGTGCAGCTCTTTCTAGACGACAAGGTAAGACTTATATTGCTAATGTTATTGGGCAACTAGTATCTTTAGTGCCAAATTCCAATATCCTAATCATGTCACCAAACTATCAGTTATCTCAAATTTCTTTTGACTTACAGAGAAACTTGATCAAACACTTTGACTTAGAGGTTACAAAAGATAACGCAAAAGATAAAGTGATTGAAATTTCTAATGGTTCTACAATCCGTATGGGTTCCGTGAACCAGGTGGACTCATGTGTTGGTCGAAGTTACGATTTAATTATATTTGACGAAGCAGCGTTAGCAGACGGTCGTGATGCGTTTAATGTAGCACTTCGACCAACACTTGATAAGCCAAACTCAAAAGCAATCTTTATATCTACGCCACGGGGTCGGAACAATTGGTTTGCAGAATTCTTTGATAGAGGCTTTAATGAAGAGTTTCCTCAATGGGCTTCTATAAGAGCAACATATAAAGATAATCCACGAATGTCTGAAAGTGATATTAGTGAAGCTCGAAAAAGTATGTCCGAAGCGGAGTTTGCTCAAGAGTACGAAGCTGACTTTAATACCTTTGAAGGTCAGATATGGCCCTTTGATCACGAACTATGTGTAGGTAACTTTAGTGAACTAGATACTTCTAGAATGGATGTTTTTGCAGGACTAGACGTTGGTTTTAGAGACCCTACAGCTTTTTGTGTAATCGCATATGATTGGGAAGAAGAGAAGTACTTCCTACTAGATGAATACTTAAATGCAGAACAAACTACAGATCAACATGCTGCCGAGATTAGCAGGTTAATTAATAAATGGAATATTGATTATATTTATATCGATTCTGCCGCACAGCAAACACGCTTTGACTTTGCACAGAATTATGATATTAGTACTATCAATGCTAAAAAGTCAGTACTAGACGGTATTAGTCACGTTGCCGCTATTGTTGACAATGATAATCTGATGGTAGATCAAAAGTGCTTAGAATCTTTATCTGCTCTTGATCAATACCAATGGGATCCAAATCCCAACCTAGCAAGGGAAAAGCCAAAGCATAATAGAGCATCGCACATGGCAGATGCTCTGCGGTACGCCTGCTACTCATTTCAAACGACTAACAGTGGGTTCTAAAGACACCTACTGAAAAATAGTATTTGACAATATACCTTCCACACGATATAATTCTGGTATTAAGAAATGGAAATGAAAAGAGACAAAATAAAATACATTCGAGATCGAGCTAAGTCCAGGTATGATAAAGGCTCCGAATGTTATATCTGCGGAGAGCAGAAACAATTAGACTTTCATCACTTTTATAGTCTAAGTCCACTACTAGTAAAGTGGTTAAAAGAGAAACAAAAGATAAGACCAGAACACTATACTGACGAATACATAGTTATCTGGAGAGACGAGTTTATTGAAGAGATGCAGACAGAGTTGTATGAAGATACAGTAACTATCTGCCATACGCATCATCTACAATTACATTCACTTTACGGTAGAAATCCAAGTTTAGGCACTGCTAAAAAGCAGATGAACTGGGTTGAGATTCAACGAGAAAAACATGGCATGGTATAACCCTTTTACTACTAAAGTTGTTGATCAAGATGAGCTGTACGAAAAGCTTAATCCTGCACAACCCTATTATGATGGTAAGGTTGAATCTTCTCGTGAGCCTATTTATAATTACGAAAGGGCTTACGAAGAGTTAGAAATCGTCAATCGTGCTGTTAATATGGTAGTTGATGATGCCGCTGAGATCCCTACTACTGTAGGAGATGCTACTAAAGCTAATAGTGTAGTTAAAGGTATTAAGCGTTCAAGAGTTGACTTATTACTCAATACAGAGCCAAATCCTTTTCAAGATATTAACAGTTTTCGTAGAAATCTAATTATTGACTTCCTCATTGACGGAAATATATTTATTTACTTTGATGGAGTACATTTATACCACTTGCCAGCAGACGATATGATTATTCATGCAAGTGACACAACTTATGTAGAAAAGTATACTTACAAAGAACGTATTACTTATTCTCCTAATGAAATTATTCATATTAAAGAAAACTCCTTCTATTCTATCTATAGAGGTGTTCCACGTTTAAGTCCTGCACTACGCACTATTCAACTTATGATGTCGATGCGTAAATTCCAGGATAACTTTTTCAAGAACGGTGCAGTGCCTGGACTAGTTCTAAAAAGTCCTAACACTCTCTCAGAGAAGATTAAAGAACGCATGCTTATGTCTTGGCAAGCTCGGTACAAGCCAGATGCAGGCGGTAGACGTCCTCTTATTCTAGATGGGGGTCTTGAAGTAGATGCTATATCTAATGTTAACTTTAAAGAGTTAGACTTTCAAGCCGCTATTTCAGAGAATGAAAAAATCATATTAAAAGCACTAGGGGTACCACCTATTTTATTAGACTCCGGTAATAATGCAAATATTCGCCCAAACATGCGTTTATATTACTTAGAGACTGTACTGCCTATTGTAAGAAAAATTAATTTTGGTATGGAAAGATTCTTTGGTTATAAGATAAATGAAGACATTACTGATATTCCAGCTCTTCAGCCTGAGCTAGCGGATCAAGCATCTTACTTCTCGTCTCTTGTGAATACAGGTATTATATCACCAAATGAAGCAAGAAAGATACTAGGCTACGAATCTATAGAAGGTCACGATGATTTAAGAATACCCGCTAATATAGCAGGCAGTGCTGGAGACCCTAGTCAGGGAGGCCGTCCTGCTGAGACAGGGGATACAACCCCACAAGAAGGAGACTCAAATGTCTAATGTTAGACAACGTAAAAAAGCACTACAAGATTTAGCAATGTATTTTGCAGAAAAGAACAAAGTACTTACTCAAGCAGAGTATATCAAAGCAGAAGATAAACCCATAACTTTTTCTGGTATTCGTAACGTATTTCGCAGCTACTCAAGAATGGTAGAGATGTTACAAGCTAATGAACCAGATCTTTATGCTTTAATAGGTAAGAAAGAAGTACCGGCACCAGTGCCTGTAGCTCCAAAAGTACCAAAGCCAGCAGTAAAGGTAGCGGTCAAGCCTGCTGTTAAACCAGCAGTAACCAAGGATAAAGATGATGAATAAAATCTTTAATCTTACTTCTACCTTTAAAGCTGTAGAAGGAATTGATGGTTCCGTTACGATTCGTGGAATGGCTAGTACAGCTGACTTTGATCGTGCTGGAGACTCTATTTCCGCAGAAGCTTGGCAAAAAGGTGGACTTAAGAACTTTGAAAAGAATCCTATTATTCTTTTCAACCATGACTATGACCGTCCTATTGGACGTGCCACAGGAATGAAAGCCGGACCTAACGGTTTAGAACTGGAATGTAAGATTAGTAAAAATGCCCCTGGCAATATTGCTGAACTTGTTAAAGACGGTGTCCTTGGAGCCTTTTCTGTCGGTTTCAGAGTCAAGGATGCTGATTACCTAAAAGAAACCGATGGGCTAATGATTAAGGATGCTGAGTTGTTTGAGGTTTCGGTTGTTTCCGTTCCTTGTAACCAGTCAGCTACTTTTTCTCTATCGAAATCTTTCGACTCAGATGAAGAGTATGAAGAGTTCAAAAAAACCTTTAAATTAACCAATCGTGTGGATCTAGCCGGTCAGTCTCTGGCTAAGGACGAAGTCAATACTTCTAGCATAGCTAGTGACACACCGGATGAAACGGTAAAATCCGTTCAACAGGAGACAAAAATGTCTGACATTCAAAAATCAGAAATCGACTTGGAAGCATTCGCTAAACGAGTAGCAGAAGAAACTGCCGCTAAAATTGCAATGAAACAAGCAGAAGAAAAAGCAGCTCAGGCTGCTGAAATTAAAACCGCTGAAGCTGCTCAAGAAGCTAAAGTTGCTCAGGAAGAGCAAGTCAAATCAGTAATTACTATGGGTATTGAGTCCGGCGCAGAGCGTTTGATGAAAGACGTAGAATCTAAGTTGGCTGAGAAAGATGCTAAAATCGAAGAAGTAATTAAGCAGTTCTCTGCTCAATTGGCTGAAAAAGCAACTGAAATCGATGCTATGCGTAACAGCAAGCGAGTATTTGGCGATCGTAAAGAACAAGGCGATCTCTCTAAGTGGGGCAAAGACTTCATGCACGCTAGCCTTTTGGGCACTATGACAGGCAAGGGCATGAACACTGATTTTGCTCGTGGCGTTATGGAAAAAGCTGGTATCGACTATGCTACCAATGCTGGTGATATCGACCAGGAAGTTTCTCGAATGATTGAGAAAGAAATTACTTTGAACCTTCGGACTGCTGGTCTGTTCCGTGAAATCAAAGTGAATGGCGCTGCTACTGTATTGCCAATCCAGCCTGATGTTGAAGCTGCAACTTTCCAAACTGGCGCTGCTGCTGCTGGTAACTTGGAAAATCGTGGCGCTGCTGATAACACATATAAGCCATCACAGGTAGTATTGAATGCTTATCGTTTGATCAGCCAGACTTTCATGGACAACCATGTCGATGAAGAAGTTCTCATCAACCTGATGCCTATGCTTATCGACTCAGTTGCCCGTGCTCACGCTCGTGCTGTTGATGGTGCTATCATTCTTGGTGCTGGTTCTATTACTGGTCTTGACGGCTATGCTACTGCGACCGCAACTCCTCTTGCTGGCGTTCTGACTGCTGCTAATCTGCTGGGTGCACGTAAGCTGATGGGTAAGTATGGTGTGAATCCTACTGATGTAGCTTATGTTGTATCACAGGCTCGTTACTTTGAACTGATCGAAGATGCCGGCTTTGCTGACATCACTGATGTTGGTTCTGACGTTGCTACTAAGATCACCGGTGCCATCGGCGCAGTTTACGGTTCACCAGTAATTGTCTCTGACAGCTTTGCTGCAGAAGCAACTGGCGCAGCTTGTGCCTTCGCAGTTAACACTCGTAACTACGCGATCCCGCGTCTGCGTAGCGTAACTGTTGAGCAAGACTACGAAGTTGGTAATCAGCGTCGTGTTATCGTTGCAACTCAATCACTCGGTTTTGAAGAGTTGGTTGCAGATGTTGCGGATAATCGTTCTGCTGTTAAGATCGATCTCGCTTAAATGTAGTTAAACTGGGGAGGTTCGCCTCCCCAAGTTTTTATTAATTGACCTATTATGACAAATTTGATTACACTAGAAGATTATAAAGAAGCTGAGGGCATAAACACCCCAAAGGAAGACTTGCGTCTGGCAAATTTGATTCCATCAGTGAGTCAATTAATAAAAACTTATTGCGGTAATAGTATAATTGACTATTACTCTGTTAATAAGGAAGAGACTATAAATGTTAATTGGGATACTAATATAGTACAGTTAACAGAAAGTCCTATAGTTAACATTATTACTGTAGAAGAAAGAGACTCTTATAGTTCTCCCTATACTATACTAACTCAACCAGCATACGATTACTACTTAGACACTAATACTGATAGTTTAATTCGTACTAATGCAAGCGGTTATCGTAACTGGAGAAAAGGTCCAGGAGCTGTCCGTGTAGTGTATAGAGCGGGCTATTCAGAATGTCCTGCAGATTTGAAACTTGCAGTACAGGATCTTATAACTTATTACTTAAAAGATGAGCATAAAGAACGTAAAGTTATGGGTGGCGCGAGTATTCAAAATGCCGCTAGTTCTTCGCAAACAAATAATGTTGCATTCCCAGATCATATTAAACGTGTTCTGGATTTATACAAGAACTTTTAAATGAGTGAAGGTAGCGTAAGAGCAGAACTTTCTAGCAAACTACTAAAAGTTTTTCAAGCAGAAGAAAATGTGGCTACTCGTAAGGAGCTAATAGGTAGACCTCAAATAGTGTATATAAGAGATTTAGCTTGGTTGGATAAAACAATACTAGAAATGATGGAGCGAAAGCATATGCCTAAAAATAGGTTTAAACGCTATAACACTCCAGCAAATTTAAAAAAAGCTCGAGATTTAGCTGTTATCAAGCAAAATACTTGGGTAAAAAAATTAGGAAAGAACAGGATTGAGCAAACTCATGTAATGAGACATCTTAGTGTTTCATCTCCTAAGCTTTATGCTGCAGTGGCATCCGGAAATGCCTTCATAGTAGGTTCTTTTTCCACTGCTCAAGAATTAAAAAAACAAATAGTCAAAACCCTAGTAACCAGAAAAAGACATCTTCCTTTTGTAGACGAAATAAGTAAAAGGAACGATGTAGGGCACGGAGAAGAAGAAGAGGGAAGAGCTGTAGCTTCTGTACAGATAATTAAAGGCGCTTATGAAGTATTTCAAGTGCTAAACGATAAAGAGCGTAAAGAGTTTACAACTTCTTTAAATTCTTACGCTGATGGTTTATTTGAATCAGGTACTATAAATATATCAGAATTAAGTTTAATAAAAAGTCTTAGCATATCTTACACTACAGTAATAGACTCTAATGGAAAAATAAGAGCAGAATATGTACCAGTACTAGGGTATCAAGATAAGTATTCAAATCAAGCTGTAGATGCTCCCAGAGAGACAAAACTAAAAGGTATTATGGAAAAATTCTTCCTAGATATAGGAGTGAAAACTCTAGCAGATATGGAAGGCTCAGATAGTATTAATAATCAAATAGCTAAAAAAACTCTCGAAGCCTTTATAAAAGCACATGGTACTATAGCAGGTAGTAAGCTAGTTTTAGATAAAAAAGTACGAGGATCCATAAAAAGTGGTAAAGGTAAGGCGACTTCAACAGGTAAGGGCAAAGGTTCCGTTTCCACAACCAATAATAAAAGAACTAAAGGAGTGCCAATATCAGGTAGAAAAAAATCTACTAGAGCAGTTAAAAGTAATGCTAGCTTAACTAGATTACTACCTTTAATAAATGCTAAGCTAGCTGATACAGTAGCTTCTAATATGAATAGTCCGGCATTAAATTATAAAACTGGCAGATTTGCCTCAAGCGTAAGAGCTATACAAGTTACTAAAACAAACAAAGGATTCGCTAGTATAGGCTACACTTATGATAAGTTCCCTTATCAAACATTTGAAATGGGGTACGCTCAAGGTAGCCCGGATAGAGACCCTAGAAGCTTAATTGATCGCTCTATTAGAGAAATTGCAGCAGAATTAGCGATAGGCAGATTATATACTAGGAGATTGTAATGGCGAACGAAAGACTATATACATCTAAACGATTAAATATAATTAACTCGTTAGTCTTAAAGTTAAAAGATATTGATGGTTCAGGGGCATATTTAACA